TTTAAAAAATATAAGAAAAAATGGTTATTTAATCAAGACTCAATCAAAAAAATACCTAAACCATTCCAAAACGAATCCATATCCTCACCTGATGTTATAATCTCCCTTTTGTGAACCACAACTAAACCTTCCTCGATAATTAATTTATCGATTGCACCACTATTCCAATTCCAATCATCCATAATTAATATTGTTTCCTTTGCAAATTGTGGTATAAGTTTTTTCAACGTCACATATTGATCATAAAAACGAGTGTCACCATCATAAAAAATAATATCAATTTTTGGTAACTGACTATAATCGAAAGTAGTGTAATCAGTTTTAAATATATCTATGCGATCGATATCCCCAAATTGTTTAACATTGTTAATCAAGTCCTCTTGGGGTGGTATCTCGATTCTTTGTTTTAAGTAAGTTGCTAATTTCTGACTGACACCCATCGGCATCAAATTAGGTGATGCAAAATTATCTATCCCAATACAATGAATATCATTTTGATATAGTGATGAACAGAAGGTGGCACCTCTAAAGACACCCAATTCCAAATAGGTCCCCCCAACTGAACATATATTATTAAGAAAACACCTCACTTTATTTGAAGTGATTCCATGTATGTTTATAACATCTTGTGATAGTTTGGAAACCTCCCTCTCACCCCAATGGATACTTTCATCAATATGTTTAATTAGATCCATTTAACGACTTCTTTTTGTGTTCTGAAACGACATCACAGTAATTACAGTCCCAGCATTGGAACTTACATTTCTTAATTTTATTTCTCCATCCCCTTAATTCATCGTGGGGAATACCATCTAAATAAGTTTTAGATGTGTGTGACAATATATCTTTACCTTCACCATAAGATTTAACAATTTCCATTGTCTCATTTAACCTATCCAAACTATCTCGACCATGCATCTTAAAAACATCAACATGATTTAAGTATTCATCAAACTCTTCTTTGAATGGTGGGATTGTTGCGGTTTTGAAAAAGAACGCACCTATTTCATTTTCCCATTTATGTTCACAGGTTACTTTGGATATTTCATGATGGAAATATGGTAATTCATTATCTTTCCTGAGGTTATTGTAAGAGTAATGTTCATCCATTACGGGACACCTACCCAAACATCCTTCATTTGTTAATAGTGCAATCTCGATATATCTTCCATGTTTTTGTTGAAATTTAAGTTGAGCTCTTCTAATGTTTTTAAGTTCTTCAATATCTCTCATTAGAATACGATCGACATTTATATAATCGAACCCCTGTTCCGCAGAATACCAAAAATCCTGTGCGGTTGCTACTTTCCTCAAAATTGTATTCTTAATTAACATTTCGGGAAATTCTTTCTTTAATCCCATAGCAACCCAATGACCATGAGGTATTGTCATAGATCTTAAACCTTTTTCATATAGAGGTTTAAGGTTGTCCACAAAAGTCTTATAGTTTTCGTATTTGGGTGAGACGTTGAAATTATTAAATGTTGCACTTACTTTAATACCTAAACTTTCTTGTATGTACATTGCATTTTCAAATACCACATTACGATATTCTTCTGTAATCACAGATCCCATCGCATCCTGTGTGAAAGGTGGAACTCTACAAGTAAAATATATATCATAAATCCAATCCTTATTTTCTTTTAGGAACGGATAAAACACATGAACGAATTGTTGTTCATTCAACATTGGGTTTAACGGAATGGAAAATATTTTACTCACCTTCTAAACAACCACCACATATCCCATTACATTCTGTTAGATAAAATGGACACTCTAAACAGTCTTGAGGTATGGTGTAATTTTTATGATTCTCTTTATAGAGATTATCGAACTTGTCTCTTAATGATAATATATTATTTTCACCTGATATTTTCAAGACATTGTCTATCTTAAGTTTATCTTGTAGGGGATAACAATGTATTGAACTTCCGTTAGGGAATATATCCAATGGCATGAATCCACAAATAGTTTCATGACCAGGTATTTTAAACGTAGCAAAACCTAATGAATTACTGATAACACTTTCCTTAGTGGTACCCTCCCACAAACAAGGTGGAACTTGACAGTCGGATGTAATCCTTATATTATTATACATACCAAACTTTAAAATCCGTGTGACTTCCTCACCCATCTCTTTATTATTGATGAGGTATGTCCCTGTTAAATCTAACCCTAATCGAAAGGCATTGACTTTACCATCTAACTCATTATACAACCACTTAATGTAATTAAACATTTTTCTTTCTTTCCAATCTGATGATAGTGTGATTGCAATATACATTCTTGGGTTTTCTTCAAAACCCCACGTGTCTGCATATGAAGAATAAAGTGAAAGGTAATTTTTTCTGAATAGGTTCATCCTATTCTTCTCATCCAACTCAGCACCATTTGGTAGAATCCATCTAATGTGTCTAATGTTGGATTTAATGTAGTCTAATGTTTTTTGTCCAAAGAGTAGATTACTTACAAGATTTATTTTATATCCTCTAGATATAATGTAGTCTACAATACCCGTAAAATTTGAATGTTGTGTTGGTTCTCCACCAAGTATGGTTATTTCGTCTTGTGCGGATTCAACGTCAAAGTGGTCTAATAATTCACCTACTTTTCTTATTGACATTTCTCCAAGAGTATGTCTTAATCTTGCATCTTCTTTAGTAAAACAGAATGAACAACCTTTAGCACATGTACCATTTATTGCTAAATTCATTTAATTTTTTTTAGAAATCCATCTTCAATGTAAGTGGGGTCGTCTCAACATTCTCATCTTCTTTTTGTTGTTTACTCATCGCCACACCGAATTTTTCATGTTTGAGTCTATGACAATCAGCGAGAGTAACACAATCTTTTACTCTCTGTTCAATCAATTGTTGTTCTAAAAGTAAATTTGCTAACTTAGTGTTGTACTCAGTAACATTTGTGATAATTTTATTTACGAAGACTTGTTTATCAATATTTCTCCCCGTTGAAAGAATATCTATTACTGGTGTTGGATATGTGTTGTCCGAATTATACGCAAAAGCTTCTCTTTTTTGTTCTTCCCAAGTAGATTTTTCAAGTTTTGAAACGTCAACCATTAAGTCTTTGTGTCTTTCAGAAAATCTATCAGAAATTAGTTTAAGGAGAACCGCCTTATTAAACTCAACTCCCTTAGATCTATCATCCTCAGTAAGTGTGTACCTAATCTTTTCAGATTCAGTTTCAGATGAATTTGCAAGGATTGGGATCTCATCCATCATAGATGATTCTGTTCGAACACTTACATAGTCAAGGTAGATGTCGGCAAAAATAAAACCCTGACCAACTTCTTCAGGTATGATGACCGCATTTAATTCATTTAATTGTAATCTCATATCATCATATATCTCATCTATTCTACCATAGTAATAATTCATATATGAACCTATGACTCTTATGTAACCAGGGACTTCTCCCCTCATTTTAAAAATAATGTGTTTCATTATAATAATTTTTCAGTATCAGGTTTATCTGCCTCCCCAAGTTTCAACTGATTTCTTAATGACTCCTCAATAGAAAAATTATCTACACTTGCGTTCGACATTAATTGATTAATGTTTTTATCTATAAATACTGTGTAAGATGAAGCAAGTGATAAAACTTGTTTTTGTTGGTCAGGGGACATCATCAAAATAGAATCTAAATTACCAGTACCGATACGACCATATGAAACCATATCTAACATTGCCTGTTTCGCCATTCGAACAGTCCAATACTCATGTTCATATTTGTGTTCCAACTCCTTATTACCCACAACATCAATTAAATTACCACCATCAGGTAATTTAGCATCATCAGTATCCAAAAATTCTTTAATCAAATCAATAAAACCTTGTCTTTCGATGTGAGCATCTTTTAGATTTCGTTGGAATTTTCTTAGGTCGATTTTCATATCGGCAACTGTTAAGTCAACCAACTCCTTTCTTTTTGGATCTGTTATAAACTCTTTACTTTCTTCCTGAATCTGTATTTCTAATTCTTGTTTTCTTACAGTGTATTCTAAATGTTCTACAATATCTTCTCTACCCCTTAATTCGAGTAACCACTGTTTAAGTTTTGCGTATGGGGTGATTTGTGCACCTCCAACAAAATTTTCCGCTTTATATTTAGGTAGGGCGAAAGATACTTCTTCCGCGATATCAAGTAATTTCTTACTCATTTCATCTTTTAAACCACCTTCTTTGTTATAGTTATAACCTTCTGACATATTTCTATATTTTTATCTATAATATACAAAAAAAATATCACTATATAAAGTGATATTCTATATTACCAAATAAATAGTTTTATTATTCTCTCCACCCACAATGACCTGATGATGTACCAGCATTAACTGCCGGTGGTAATCCCGCAGGATTTAATATACCCGTGTCTGTGGTATAATATAATTTCCAACTATCATTGTTTTGAGCACTATCCGCATATACCCCTAACATATATTGATGGTCTTGACCCATAGTAAAATTCTCTTCACCACAATTTGACCTAATCTTCGCTATATTACCCACATTAGTATCTGTTGTTAAATCCCACCTTCTTAAATTATAACCACCTTGATAGGATCCTTCATTACCCGCATACCCCTTAGAAACTTTAGAAGATATACCTTTTTGTTGTCCGTGTGCCGCCCATGCAGTTGATGAGGTTGATATTGTTTCGTTAGTAAAGTTCATTTTTCTATTACCACCATCTGAATGTATGTACCCATGGTTTTCATCTGAAAATGCACTTACACCACCACCACTACTTATTGAAGTTACTCCGTAATTTAAAATCCTACTTTCATTACTTAGGTTAAATTTATCAACTTCCGTTCTATTACCACCGAATATCCAAGCAAACTCATGTTCTTTATGGACTGTACCACAATCCGATCTTGTATATTGGATATCATGTTGTGATTGATTGGCATAATTGGTATCGGTAAACATGTTTATTGATGAAGTGGTTGTACTATGTATACTTGTTGGACCTTTATGTGCATTATCGGTATTAACCGACCAAACAAAGAATATTCTTAGGTTACATGCTCCCGAAGTATAGTTTGCGGGGTAGTCTAATAGTTCACCTATGTGTGTCGTTTGATCCGTTGAGTTGGTTGATTTGTGTACATTCTTCCAAGGTGATGATGATTTATATCCACCCGCCAAGTATGAGTAATTAATTATCTGTCTAAATTTGAAATTAGTGGCGGTACGTTCTTGTGCTGCAACTCTCTCCCAACCCCCATCAATATTACTTACACCAGTATATACCATCAAATAACTTGTGTGTTCTGAAGACTCTTCTAAATAAAGTGAACCAGATAATGGATTTACTGGTCTATTTGCAGAGGTTCCTTTAGGAGGTCGAGCCGTAACCCTATCCACCTTCAATGAACCACTAACAGACATATTTTCGTATATCATAACTTACTTTTTAATCTCTCCACCCACAATGTCCTGATGATGTACCAGCGTTAACTCCCGGCGATAAACCTGAAGGATTTAGTACACCCGTATCGGTTGCATATGTGAATTTCCAACTATTATTATTCTGTACACCATTATAATTACCTAACATATATTGCCAATCCTGACCCATAGTAAAGTTTTCTTCACCACAGTTACCATCGGGTTTAGCAACATTACCAAGGTTAGTATCTGTTTGATTACTCCATCTTCTTAGGTTATATCCTCCCGCATATGAACCTTCATTACCTGCATAACCTTTACCGAGTTTAGAACTAATCCCTTTTTGTTGTGAATGGGCTGACCAATGAGGTGATGTTGCAAATGTTTCTGTTGCAAAATTCAGTTTAACACCCGAACTTGAGGTCCATCCATAACCATAATGTTCATCTGAGAACGCACTCCCCCCATCACTACCGTTTATAGTTGATAGTGTGTATAGTGTCATCAAACTTTCATTAGTTAAATCAAATATTTCTACC